TTGTGTCGTGTGATGACGTAATACATCCGTGGGGGGTCATGGTTAATCCCCCAACTTATCGGTTTAGTTGTTCCCTAGATACCGTGTAGGTGGAAAAACAGCAAGTCTGTGTGATTCAGACTACTTTATAATTTTATTTGGAGAAAACTATTGTCTTTGAACACACCGAAAATTTTTGCACTAAAGATAGAAGATATTGTTAAAGAAAAAAATATCACACACATGGAAGCAGTACTTTGGTATTGTAATGATCAAGACATTGAGCCAGATACGGTCAAGGGTATGGTCTCAAAACCTCTAAAAGAAAAGATTGAGGCAAACGCAAGGGACTTGAATTTTCTTCCCAGACAAGCCCAGTTACCAGTTTAGGAGTAGTACAATGAAAAGTATAGTAGTATTATCAGTAGTAACATTGTTGGGTGCATGTTCGCCAGGGCATGTCGCACTTAACAACGGAAAAGCAGAGTATGTATGGATAGGATGTCATGTAGTGACAGAAAGTCCTAAAAATGGTGAATATGCAGTCGGGCCCGTTGGCGATCTAAAAGTAGGAGACACTTTCTATTTTAAACAAGTGGGTTCCGATGGAAAAATAGGTAAAGTAGTAACTGGCAAACCATGTGAGGACTGATGGAACCAATTGACACATACCTAATGTATTGTGCATTAAAGGCGCACTTTGGTAAAGGTGATTATGATTATATCACTTACAAAGGCAAGACAAAGATTAAAAGAGACTCCTTCTACAAACGTAAGGATAGGTCTTTCTTTGTAAAGATTGCAAAGAAGTATGATAATCCACAGGATTATTTTGTATCTAATTTCATCAAGAATAAGAATGGGTATATTGCTAATTTTAATACTGCAAATTACGAATCGTGGAAACTAAAGAGACAGGGGTTTTTTGATCTATTTGAATTGGAGATGAAACCTTTAGTAGAATCGTTTGAAGATTTATTTACAATAACGAATGGCCAACACCCTAAATTATTAAAAGAATTTTTGGGTGGTAGAGTATCGCTAGAGACCATGATTATACTAGATGACCTAGTTAGCTATGGCACATATGATGATGGTGCGTGGAATGTACAAATGGAAGATGATATTGTATGGATTGATTTAAAAAATCTAATGGATAATTACGAAAGGTTCTTGACAATTGATGTTGAGAAGTATAGAATAAGACTATTAAAACTTATAGAGGAGTCCAAGTGATGGATGAGAATACAGAAGTACGTAACGCAGCCTTTTTTGAATCAAAGACTGTTGATCTTGAAACCCAAGTTAAGTCATTGTCTTTTGATAATGCTGAGTTGGTAAAAAGTAATGAGGAGTTGAGAGCTCGAGTTAAGTCTCTTGCAACACGACATCCCCAATGGCCACAGGGTTATCGCCCAAGAAAGCACAATACATAAAGATGAGTATTGTAACTTTAATAGACCAAATGGGCAGTGATTTGTCGGTAGTAAATGCCGCCCGTGTATCTTTTGGTAAATCAAATAAGGTTTACGATGATCCAAAGGATACTAAGTTAATTAATTATCTTGCAAAACACAACCACTGGAGTCCCTTTGGACATGCATCATTGCAGTTCCATATTAAGGCTCCAGTGTTTGTTGCAAGACAGTTGGTAAAACATCAAGTAGGTCTTGTCTGGAATGAGATTTCTAGACGGTATGTGGATGATGAAGTTGAGTTCCATGAACCAGAAGTGTGGAGAGGCTCCCCTGAGAACGCAAAACAGGGGTCTTCTGATGAAGTTATTGATATCAATCCTAGAGGTTCGATGGTTGATGATTATCAACAAGTTTGTAAGAAAGCAAAGTGGACTTATGAACACCTTCTAGGTCAGGGAGTTGCACCAGAACAAGCACGTATGGTTCTTCCCCAATCTATGATGACTGAGTGGTACTGGAGTGGAACACTAATGGCATTTGCTCGTGTCTGTAACCTACGATGTAAATCAGATGCACAAGAAGAAACTAGGGAAGTTGCTAATCAGATCGATGCTCTCGCTCAACCTTTGTTTCCTCATTCATGGGCGGCATTAAGTAATGGATGATTTAGATAAAATTATAGTTTTGACAGAAGAAATTGCACTTTTACGTAGTCGTTTCAGAGACAATTCTGGTATGGGTAATATCAATACCGCAATTAGTGTAATGGAAAAACGAGTTGAAGAATTGCAAACGAGTGTAAGAAACCCATCAACTAGTAAGGTCTACAGCCAATATGAATGATGAGGTTATGATCAATCTGGATAATGCAATGAACAGAGCCATTGTCTTTGGTAATGGTGAATCTAGAAAATGGTGTGACAATCCTACATTGAGTTGGCATGATATTCCAACGTGGGGTTGCAACGCTATCTATCGTGACATGTGGGTAGATAACCTTGTGTCTGTAGACTATGCAATGCAACAAGAGATATACAAGACAGCTCAGTCAAAACTTTCTTATGCGTTGACAGATACAAACAATTTGCATTTTGCTAACTGGAGTCCTATTCCTGCTGAGATTGCAGACATGATGTTCAATGGTTGGGACATACCAGAAGAGTTTGTCCATAAGAATAAGAGTTCTGGGAATCATACAGAACAGTGTGTAGTGTCTGGTAAAGACCCTGCTGAGGTCAATGAGAAGGTCTTTATTGCTAAGACAATGAATCCTTCTCTTGATATGAAAGACCTATGTCTGAAGATGGAAAAGGATATGGGGATTTGGATTACATATCTAGGAGAAAATGATAATGTAAAAACAATAGACTTCCCTGTGGGGTGGTCTGCTGGTACTACGGCTCTACATCTTGCATGTCAAGAAGGGCCAAAGGAAGTATACTTGTTGGGATTTGATTTGTCTTCATATGATGAGTCTCTGAATAACATATATAAAGGGACAGATAATTATCTGCCAAGTGATGCAAAAGGTTTTAACTCAGTTAATTGGTTGAACCAGATGCAAACAGTGTTCGGCGAGTTTAAGGATACTACCTTTTATTGGGTAGACCCTATTCAACGTGGAGTTTTTGGCGAGATATCGGATGTTAAATTTAATAACGTAAGGTACTTGACAAAAGAAGAACTCTGTGGTATATTACATATACGATAACAAAAAAAGCATATATTTACATAAGGAGATACATATGTCGTTAAGTACACTCAAGAAGAGTAATAGTCTTGACAAACTGCTCGGTGCGGTTGCTGTTGAGAATAAACCCCAAGAAAAGAAGTCCTACGTGGATGAGCGTATCTGGAAACCAGTGATGGATAAAACTGGTAATGGTTTCGCAATCATTCGTTTTCTTCCAGCACCAGATGGTGAAGACCTTCCTTGGGCGAAAGTCTGGAACCATGCGTTTCAAGGCCCTACTGGTCAATGGTATATTGAGAACTCTCTCACTACCATAGGTCAGAACGATCCTGTGTCAGAGATGAACTCTGCATACTGGAACTCTGGTGTTGAGAGTGATAAAGAGATCGCTCGTAAACAGAAACGTAAGTTGCAATACTTTGCAAACATTCTGGTTGTTAAAGATTCTGCCAATCCTTCTAATGAAGGTAAAGTGATGCTCTATCGCTTTGGTAAGAAAATCTTTGATAAGTGCATGGAAGCAATGCAACCAGCATTTGAAGATGAATCCCCACTGAATCCTTTCGATTTCTGGGAAGGTGCAGACTTCAAGTTGAAGCTACGTAAGGTTGAAGGTTACTGGAACTATGATAAGTCTGAGTTTGATTCACCATCACCTATCAAAGATAATGATGATGACATTGAAGCATTGTGGAAGACGCAGTATTCTCTTAAAGAGTTTACTGAATCAACAAACTTCAAGACTTATGATGAGTTGAAGACTCGTTTGGGTACTGTACTTGCTGGTACAACATCTGTAGGTAATGCAGTAAATATTATGGAAGATTCACCTTCTGTAACTGTTACAGTAGATACTAAAGAGGAACCAGCGCCTACCGTGAGTGAATCACAAGTTACGGCGTTTAGTGAAGGTTCTAATGAAGAAGATGACACTTTGTCTTATTTCGAAAAACTTGCTGATAAAGGGTAATTATATAATGAAAAATCTACTAACTACTACTGCACTTGCAGTAACTTTAATCTCACCAGCTGTAATGGCTGGTGAGAGAACTGTGACTGTTCCTACACCTAAGTCCATCACACTTGTTTGTTCTGATGACGTAGAGAAGGGAACAGTTGTTCTCACTAATCCACCTAAATTTAGTTGTGAGGATTATGAGACAATAAAATCTGTTGTGGGTATGGGAATTACTATTGGGCCTGATACTAAGGTTCAAGAAATCTCTAGAGCGATTAAAAGTATTAATCGTACAAAGAATCGTAAGTCTCGTATTGCTTCTGTAACACGTAAAGGTAAT